GGCAGTGATTCCCCAAATTATCATTTTATTTGTAGATGAAAGGATCTCTCTTTTGTAATTCTTTCACTTTCTTTTTGTATTGTCTGTATTGGTAATATTTGATCACAGGAGCAAATATAAATCTTAATACTGTTTTTATGACAGCCATTTTTTCATCCTTAGTTTTATTTTTAATTGCTGATTCTCAGCATGTTTCACTATTGAATACAGAGTGTGTAATCTACCATATTTAATCACAGCATCATTGATGTCTTTGACATTGTGATCCCATTCAGGCATGCTCACACTCCATTCCAATTCCATTGCATCATGTATTAATTTTTCACCTGCTGCGTCTCTATCTGGTACTACAATAATTTTTTTGTTTAAACTTTTGATCAACATACTTTGCTGTTGTTTTACTTCGCTGCCTAAGAATGCCACACCATCCAGCAATATTGCATCAATAGGACCTTCCACTGCTATCACAAATAATCTATCATCATCCTGTGCATCTAGATTGAACACATATCCAGGCTGTTGCTCGCTGAGATATTTTACTTTGTCATCCACAATTTTTCTAGCAGTCCATCCCACTATTTTATCTTGATAATAAAATGGCACAATCATACGATCCCTATATCCCATCTCCGGAGTCCAATAGAAGTCATAATCGTTGATGTTGAGATTTCTACCATTGATGTATTCTAAAACTTTGATATAATTTAAATCTGGTTCCACACTGCGTTGCTCAAAGTCTTTGTGCCATTCAAAGATTGTTTTGGCACGTTTGGGCAGTTCCACAGTTTTAAATTTGGGAAATTGTGAAAGACTTTTGTGAATGCTTTTTTCATCTGTTTGTTGCAGCACACTCAATGACAGTTTGGTGATCACATCATCAGGCACATTCAACCACTGCATAAGACGTTTCAGTTTGAACGTGAGATTTCTTCCTGCTACCCAACTGGCTTTATAGCCACAATTGAAACAATGATAACTTAGTCCTTGGTCAGCGTTCTGTATCAGACCTGCTCTACTGCGAGTGTCTGCTGTGGTGCCATTGTGCTGACAGCAAGGAGCATTGAAACTCAACCATCCGCTGGGAGTCTGTTTTCTTTTGGCTGGAAGATATTGAATCAATGTATCAAACACAATACTCATTGTGCTATTATAACTTACGGTTTGGTAAAAGTCAATTAATTGCGCACTAGTATTTTTGCTATAGTTCCGGAATTGGTAGGATCAAATTTGAATCTGATATGATTGAACACACCATTGAAATTGGCATACTTGATATCGTCTGTGGATGTGAGGGACACAGTGGTGATGTCGGCCCAATTGGTACTGTTGTTCACTGTGTTGTCCAAAGTGCCCTGCACAGTGAGAGTGGCTGTGGAATCATTGTTGTATATGGCAGCAGTGTGCAGTGCGGCATTGCCATTGATGCTGGGTTGTCCACTGATGCTTTCTGACACATAGATATCAGTGCCCACTCCTGTTTCGCTGAACTGGGTGACTGCATAAGAATTGAGAGGACCTGGAAATGCTGTATGGTCTAGGAATATCACACCTTTGTTTTCAAAATGAGTATTGGCATAAGTGAGTGTTCTGGTGTTGTCTGTGTTGTTGGTCAACCACACACTGTAACTGAGATATTGGGATTTTAAATCTAATAAATCATTTTCAGTGAGAGTGATTGTGAATTGTCCTTTATTGGTGTACACTGAACTGTCCTGAGTTTCAATGATTGTGCCCTGTTTGGTCACCACTAAAACGTTGTTTTCATCATACATGTAAAAAGTAGGAGTGTATTCAGTGTCAATGGAGATAGCTTTCTGATCAGCATTATTGAGCTGAAATGTGATTAAATTGTCTATGCCTCTGTAAATTTTAATGTTTCTTTGATACACTGACTTATACTCCGTTATTTCTCCTGCCAGATCCACTGTCAGAAGCACTTTGTTATTTACTAAATATCGGTAAATTAGCTGCATAGTTGTATAACTTTAATTTGTAATGTATTTATAGGAAAATGTTGCGTAAAGATATAGAAGAAAACTTCCCTTTTATCAGTGTGGTCAACTATGGCGACAAAGAATATGTGGGTGTGATCAACAATCAAGATCATAACATCACCAGCATGTACATTTACACTCAGATACACACGGAGGAAGAAAAGAAACAATTCTTAGATCTGTGCGAATCATGGTGGTGGGAAAGCAATAGAATGATTCCCATAGGCATCTTCCTACGCAGAGAAATAGAATACTTCAAAAGTATTTTGATGATGATGAACACCAAAGATGTGAGAATAGTGATAGGTCCCACAGTAAATCTCTATAATCTAGCAGTGAAAAGAACCAAACGTAAATCAGTGCAATTGGTAAGAAAACCCAAAAACTAAAGTTTTAACAAAGCATCCACAGCATCCAAAATTTCTCGCACATTAACTGCTGTGGCAGCAGGTTTAGGATTTAATTTTTTAAATTCATTCACAAAACTGTTGTCTATTTTTGTCCAGTGTGATCCTGGCTGATTGTTGTCTGTGCCGCGATAGGTTTCATCTGTTTCAAGATCCAACAGTAGATATTTGTTAGGACACTTTGTTTTAACAATCAATGAAATTGGTTCGTTTAATTCAGATGCTTCGGTGCCATCAATCAGTTTACGCATCTTCTCCCACATATATAAATTTTTTATCGCAGTAACCGCAGGTCACTTGATTGGTCTCGTCTATGTTGTAAAACACTGTGGGGTGTCCTCCCCATTCATCATCGCCAAAACATTTCACTTCTCTGGTGTGTACTTCTTCAACAGGTTGTTTTACATTGGGACGTTCCACAAATTCAGTTTGCTTCACAGGGTTTTTATATTTCTTCATGTACATCCAATCTGCGTAATGCAGGCTCACAAATTAAATTCATGTGCATCACCACTGCCATGGCATACGAAGTGGCGTGTGATTTTTTAAAATAATAAGAATCATCCACAGGTTTGGTCCAGACCTGGGACATAATTTCTTTCCAATCACTGTTTAGTAAATATCTTTTGGCTGGTCTAATAATTGCCAATACTGCTGCCAATTGTTCAATACTTTGTGGTTTTAATTTTTGTAAAATTTCTACATGACCGTTCACGTGGAATAACTGATCTACAAAATCTTTTTCCTGTAATAGATCCCACAAAGGTTCTTTTTTCATTAGGTGAATAAGGTGTGGTTCATTTTTTACATGTTTATAGATGCTGACATTTAAAAAATCCACTTTAAAATATCCTCTGTTTTCAGCTTCTTCGTAATTGAGTGTGGACATATTATCCACAGGATTGTGAGGAATTTCTGTGAAGTAAATTCCAGTGTTGTGTTTCTTGCCTGTGTCTAGTTTGGCAATTCTGTGTTTGAATTTTTCTAACACCACCGTTCTATCAGCAAAGTCTATATCAATATCGGGCATAATTTATTATAACTTCGTAGATAATAGTTTGTCAAGAGAGGTAGGATAACAAATGGTACATTGCCAAGGAATATATGGATTTTTTCCATAATTGGTAATGGCACAACTGGCATCTTCTCCATGAGGAGTAATTTTTTTACACATATGACAAAATTTTTTTGATTTGTAATTGACTTCTTTTGATTTCATTTACAATTTGGCTTCTTTGATTATTTCCTTAATTAACTCTATGTCTGCTGGATGTCTTTTAAATTTTAATGACCAATGTTCTGGATTTAACACATGATAAAGTATGCTCAATTGTTCATTGTTAAGTTTGCTCATCATGTCTTTGCCTGTGCTGCTGTTTAATATTAACCAAGGAGAAATTTTGCCATCTTTGATGTCATACACTGCTCTAGGCAAGCTCACATATCTAAAATAATCTTTCCAATCAGCACTGTGATTGTCGGCCCAATCCATCATGTTCTTAATAGATCTTTCCACAGCAGGTTCCATGGATTCTTTCAGTATTAACTCCAACACATATTTTTCATACAGTTCTTCTCTGCACCAATGATCTAATTTAACTCCACTTTTGATCACATAGTCGATATAATTTTCTGGATACATGGGTTTGACATTGGACACAAATGATCCAAATTTAACAAAAGCATTATAATAGGGTGACTTGCAAAATTCTTCATAGGTTTTAGTGCCATCCAGTTTTTGTGATATTTGATAGAATCTTACAAAAGTCATGTAACCCAACTGCACTCTGCGTTCATCTTTTTGTAAATGTCTACGTTTTTGTTCACACAGATGCACTGCCAGTGTTTTTTCTTTGGTATAACTGGTTTGACAGTATTGACAAGTGTATGGTCTATCAATCATAGCGTTTTCTTAATTTCTGTTTTGTCCATGCCATGTGCTTCAGCCAACTCTTTTAATTCTTCTTTGCTGTTGATTTTGGCCAACAACTCAATTTCATCTTCCTTCATGTTGGGATATAGTTCTTTCAAAAACTTGATGGCTTTGTTTTGTGATCCAGCATCTTTCAATTTGTAACCTATCCATTCATGATATCTGATATCTTTCTTTTCATTGGCAGTCATGCACAACAAATACCATAACAATTTTTTATGTTTCTGTATAGTAAAGAAATTTTTGTTGTAGTATTCGTTGGTTTTGAATATGGCCAATTCTTTCTGTGTGTTGTTGCCTTTCACAGCACTGGCATATCTGTTTAGCAAAAAGAAACTTACCTGTTTTTGTTCCTCATCAGACAGCTCATCCCAAACATTTTTAGCGTTCATATCTATAGCTGCCAAGATATCTTTTAATGGTAATTTACTCATCGTTGAAGCCTGATAGTTTTAACAATACTATATACTTTTCCCATGCTTTCTGCAAGCCTTTATTTTGCATACAGAGTTTTATGGCATCCTCATTTACATACTGCGCTCGCATTTGACTTTCTTCTTCCAGCACTGTTTCCTCACTTCTATAAACCAAATGTCTTTGATTGGAGTCGACCTCTCGTGCATACACAGTTTGACCCCCATCAGGCGATTCATGTATATAAGTTTTGCCTTTTTTATATCTGTATGGTTTCTCTTGCATTAGCCTACCAAGCGTCTTTTTAATTTTTTTTGTAGGTACATCAATAACATTCCATAAGCAGGCAGGAATACTGCAAAGCCCACAATAATTTTTACCAATGTGTTATTGAACGCCACTGCATGCACCCAAGGTTGCGGATAAAATGCTGTGTAGAAAAATGTGTAAGTGTCAATCACGTTGGCAGCCACAGTGCTCATTGCTGGAGCCAACCACCAATTGTCTGACCATTTTTCTCTAATCCACTGCATCACATACACATCCAACATGGTTCCTATGGCATAGGCAGATCCTGAAGCAAGACCAACTCTAATAGCATGTGGATCTTTTAATATCAATAACACCAACACTGAAGCAAGTATGGCAGGAATCATAGACATAGCTACCACTGCTCTTGCAGTTTGTTTGCCCACCATTCTCACGGTGAGATCACTGGCCACCACCACCAATGGAAAAGTGAATGCGGCTGCTGCCAATGGAAAACTGGTTTCCCAACCTAGTATGTTGATTTTTTCCGAAAATAAATTAAATCTTATGGTCACAAGATAATTGCTCACAGCAATGATCAGTGTGTGGAATATGACTAGATTCCTAATCAATATTCTATTTGTGTTTTTGAACATGTCATTTATCAGTTTCATTTTTATTTCCTTTTTGGTTGTTTGTGTTAGCGGAAACCTTTACTCCGTCTATCATCCAAGACAGATCTCTTTCTTCCTCTTCTGTAGGAAACAGATCTATTATTGAATCTGGTTCTATTTTTTTCTTCTTCTTTTTTGTCATCAGTACAACAGTGAATGGTCAATGCTTTCACATTGCCGGCTCACATCTTTGATAAAAAACACACATTTGGATTTGGGCAAATCAGTCAAAGGAGTTGTGATCAATTGATTATTTTTGACCTTGGGAAAATACCATTTGACATCATTGTAAAAATTAATCACATTGATGTTTAAGAATTCAGGTCTGAATCCTGTCAAAGGATTAATCGAAAATGCTTCAAATCCTCTGTCGCTGAGACTGGTCAAAGGAATAATCTGCAGATCATAACCGCTTTCTGGATCTCCGACGGCCACACTCCAATCCAAAGGCATGCTGATCTCATGTCCGCCTATCTCCAACACTATGGCTGGGCTTGAAAAACTTTCTATAAAGATCAAAGGCATAAAAAAGAAATCAGGATCTTTGGGATTGCTGTTGTCCAGCACACTGAAACTGATGTCTTCAGTGATTTGATCAGGCATTTTGGACAGCAAGAAAGTATTGTTGTCCACTGTTAATATTCTCATAATTTTAATTCCACTCCATTTTTTCCATTGTGAAAGGATAGTTTGCTTCTTTGTAAAACTTTTTCCTTTGGGTTAAGTGCCTTTTGGCAAATTTACAGCTGGACGTTATGTCCCAAATCTGTACAAAGTCTTTGTCTTGCGCCTTTCTTATGCCTCTGCCAATGCTCTGTATCACTCTCACAAAGCTCTTGCCAGGTTCAATTAAAACTAGATTAAAAATTCTGGGAATATTAATACCCACAGAAGCCACACCATAAGTGGCAATTAATACCTTATTGGTTGAATTGGATATTTGATCATATTCTTCTTTGCGCTCAGCTAGCTTCATTTCTCCCTGTATGAACACAGAATCTGGAATTAATTTTTGCAACAGTTCGCCTGCTGCTAATCTATCCACCAATATTAATGTGTTGCCTGAGTCTTTGATTCTCATCAGCATTTTAGATAAAAATTTCATGCGTGGTTCATGAGTCATTAGATATTTTAATTCTTCTTGATAATTTCTGTGCACCACTGTGTCCACCAATTGCACCACATTCACATGACACTGTGACAGCACTCCTTTGTCTTGTAGCTCTTTGGCAGATATTTGATTGATCACAGGACCAATGCTGGCCAGTATGGCTTGAAATTCAAACTGTTCTTTGGGAATGGTGCCTGTGAGTCCCCAACGTATGGCAGCATTTCTTAAATTGTGTGTGAGTAATTTTTTTAGAACTTCTGCTTTGGCTTGATGCACTTCATCAATTATGATAGTGTTCACTCCCTCTAAAAATTCAGCCAATGTGACCACAGCATCACCATCTTGGGTTTTCTTATCCAACACATTCAATGATTGCCAAGTGCAAATGGTATGTGTGTGATTCAGTTCTTTTCTATCACCGAAATACACTCCCACATCCAATCCACAATTGATATAATCTTCTTCTGTTTGTGTGACCAATCCTTTGTTGGGCACCACCACTATGGTTCGGCCAAATGGTTCACACAGCTTGGACAAACAAGCAGTGATAATGGTCTTGCCTGCTCCAGTGGCCACTTCTTGCAGCGATTGTGGATTTTCTAAAAAGTTATTCACAACCTCTACTTGATAATCTCTCAATTCAATTTTTTGTCCTTCCATGATGTGTCCTTTGGGCCAAGTTTTGTCTGCAAAGAAATCTTTGTTTATCTTGTTGAATTTCAAATCAACCTTGTGTCTGTTGTCCACAATTTCTTCAATCTCTATGCCATAGTCATTCAACAGTTGTATGATCACATCCAAATGGTTCACATAGCCATTGCCGCCCAATCCAAAGAATCCCACTTTGCCATCCCATCTGCCCAATTTATATTGTGGTAGATATCTTGCATATGGCACTGCCCATTTTAATTTGTTGGCAATCTTTCTTCTGATGTCCACATCCAGTCCATCAATTTTTACATTCACTTCGTCCTGGATTATAATTTTACATCTGCTCATGTTATATGATCTCCATTTCGTGATGCCACATGTTCCAAGGACTTTCTTCTCGGTCATACTGTATGATCAGATCATACGGTTCAAGAAAATGCTGCACTTGATTGTGTTCTCTTTCACTCCTCACACTGATAACAGCTCTAGCTTGCCAACCGGATTTGATCAGTGGTTTGGGCACACGTTTATGATTAATATAAACTATTTTTGTGTTTTCATCAATGGAATTATTGGTACGATCTTCAGTCACACGCTGATTAAACTCAATATTTTTTACACCTTGATTGGGCAATCTAAACATCACAGCATGTGCAGATGCAGGATACAACAATTTTAATTTGACAAATATTTCATGATAATCATCCAATGCATTTTTTTCGTTCAACACCACCAGTAGAGGAAATCTACGCAGTGTGTGCAAGGATCTTATGACCTGATCCAATGTCCATTTCTCTCTATTGATATTCACTATGAATGAGTTCCTAGATGCAATCTTTTGACTGAGGATGTCTATACTTTTCAGAGATTCCTGCACATCGATGGGATCTAGATGTTCCAACGCCAACGCCTTGCAACGATCTTTGTACAGATACAAATTTTCTTTGCTGGGCACACCAATGTCTTGATGTAAAAAGTTTACAAATTCTTTGGGCACATTACGTATCTCATAATCATAGATGCCAGGAATATATTGATCGGAATTTTCTTTGATTGCACAAATTTTTTCATACGCAGTGATGAGTTCAGGATCAATGTCTTTGATTTTGCTCTGAAAACTGTGCACCAAATGATACACATATTTTTCTTCATAAGGAAAAAGATAATGATTATCGTAGTTGAGATATCTGCTGTCATAGCTGAATTTTTTCTTTATATCGTTTACCAAACGTGCATAGGACATGTTGAAAGGAAAACGTAGAATGATCACTTTGTGCTCAATGCCAAAGTTACCGCGATTGATTACTTCGTTCAATTGAGGCACGTCGCTGACTTTTTTAATTTTTATAAAGGTAGATCGATCCAACTCACGCAAAGGACCTCTCAATTGTTCCAAAGATTTAAACAGATCAATGCCTCTGTCCGCAAATTGTAAAGCGTAATTGGATAAGAGTATTTTTTTTACCACAGCCAATTGTTTGTCGGTCAATCCCACACCTTTGAAAGTTTTGGAAGCAATGCTTTGTAATATTTTTTTATCACGCTCCAACAACTCAAAAGTAGGAGATACCAAAATTTCACTGTAGGCTGTCATGATCTCTAAGCAGTCTTCCACTGTGTATATCATGGGTGATGTATTAGAAATTAGCATACGCTAATTATATGCGGCGGATATTAAAAAGTCAAGCGTTTAAAAGGAATACCAGATCTGATTTCATCCACAGTCCACTCAGTGTGAGCGTAATTCACCAACCAATTTTCACGATTGGGCATGTGCGGTGATTCTATGTTTGCCAAATCTAGATTGGCCACATCATAGGCCAAACTGTCAGGACCCACAAACACAGGCACGCCTGCAATCACTGCTTGTGGTCCGGGATTGCTGCTCCAACTGACCACTGCCCAACAGTTGTGGAAATCTAAATTAAAATCATCATAAGTGCCATCTATTTGCACAGGATTCTGGATGCTCACATCACCAAACATTTTAAAATTGTTTCCAACAGGACAACGCGGATGCGGTCTGATCACAATGGGTCTTTGGGAATGTTTACGGATTTCCATTATGGTGTTGTGCAACCAACGTTCCAATGTGGGCATATCTCGCCACTGTTCACTCTTGTTGTGTTGAGCACAAATCAAAATGTGTGTGCCATCAGTGCGCCAAGGTTTTAATTTTAATTTTAATTTGTTGGGTCTATCGGAATCCATCTCACCTGAACCAAAATCAGCAGCACGATTGATGCCATTCAGTGCCACTTTCCAAGTGACATTTCTTTGTATGCCGCCCACTTCCAATACCAGCACATTCTTACCACGACTCCTGAATGATTGATAGATGGCGTGATTGCCTTGCATTCTACCATGCCACAACAGTGACCATATCACAGGCACATCCACGTCTTCCACAGTGTCATATGTCACAGTGTGACCCAGCTGTTGCAAACCGTCTGCCACATAGTAGAAAATGTCAGCACTGTTGAGTGCTCCGTTCTTTTTGAATAGACCAAATTTCATATGGATAAATATGTGAGTATTTAATACCAAATCAACCAGAGTGAATGCATCATGATAGCAGGCAAGGTGTGGGGCAAGACAGAATTGCTGGAGGCCAACGGAGTGCTGGAATTCCATCGCATTGAGGCCAAAGCCGGAGGCACGTGTTCCAAACACACTCACAAATACAAGTGGAACGGATTCTTCGTTGAGTCTGGCAAGATGATTATCCGAGTGTGGAAGAACAATTATGATCTCATAGACGAAACAGTATTGACAGCGGGTCAGTATACCAAAGTTGCACCTGGAGAATATCATCAGTTCGAGGCAGTGGAGGACACAGTGGCCTTTGAATTGTATTGGGCTGAATTCAATCATGAAGACATTGAAAGAGAAACCGTTGGACATAAAAAATAAATCAAGTATATGATAAAAAAACATTTATAATGTTCTTTCAAAATGTTAATTTTTGTCAATATTCAAAATCAAAAGAAAAAGTAATCTTTGCATGCGATGAATTATATTTTAAAAATTACGGATTTTATAATTTATTATCATGTAATAACGTTGGACACGATGTTCATATACATTTAATTAATCCTTCTATAAAATTTTTAGATAAAATTAAAAAAATTAATTTGAATATTGATTTATCAATTACTACAGAAAATTTTTCAATTAACAATATAAATTATTATAAATTACAAAGTTACTATTTTTGTTCTAGATATTTTATTTCTAATTTTTTATTTTCAAAAAAACTTTTAGATAAAGCATATATAACAGATGCTGATTTAATATTTAATGAAAAAATTTTTTTTAATAATAAAATAAATTTAGGCGTTCTATATTTTCCAAATCATGACAATTATTGGAAACAATCTGGTGGTAATTTTTTATACGTATCTAAAAATCGATCTGATTTTTTAAAAAAAATTATTGAATTATATAATAAAAAACTTCAAGAAATTAATTTTGAAAAAATTCATCAAGGAATGGAAAAATATATGAGAGGAAATATGTACGGATTAGATCAAGTTTGTATATCCTTACAAATGCTTAATGAAAACACAAACAGTGAAAACTTTTTAAATCTAAGTCAAGTAGATAATTTTATAAGTAAAACTATGCAGACAAAGATATGGAGTTTTACTGGTCCTACGAAAAAAGATCCTCAATTACAAAATATTTTATTAAAAAAATTTAAAAAATCTTTTGATGAATAAATTGAGTATATAAATAAAATAAAATGATTGAATATTATAATATAAGCACTAACTACGTGCGGATTAAAAAATGAAATTAGTGAGAAATTGGTATGTTCCAGATTATGAGGACAATACAAAAACTTTGTCAGAAGTAAATTCAGAAAATTGGCGCTGCATTATTCCTTTAGAAAAATCTTTTAATTATATAAAAAATTTTAATTCAGCTATTGATGTAGGAACGTGGATAGGTGATAGCACGTCTATTTTATGTAAAAAATTTAATAATGTGATCGGGTTTGAAGCCAATCCTGACGTATTTGAATGTTGTAAAAAAAATTTAAGTCACTTCCAAAATTTAAAAATTTTTAATTTTGCATTGAGCAACTCAAATGATGTAAAAACATTATTTTTAGGTAAGTCAACATTTTCAGCATGGATAAACACGTTATCAAAAGACCAATTACCAAACACACATGTTTTAGAAAAACAAATTAATTCTAAAACTTTAGATTCATTTGATTTAAAAAACATTGATTTTATTAAGATAGATATTGATAGTCATGAAGGATATTTTTTACAAGGCAGTGAAAATTTTTTTAAAAATAATTCTCCTGTAATATTAATAGAATATAAACCCAAAGTGTTAACAAGACAAAATATTTTGATGCCGGATCCTATTAAATTTTTAAATAAGATTGGATATAAAATCGAAGAACAAGTTAGTAATATAGATTATGTCTTTACAAGGAATTAAAAGTTTATGAAATGGCCTTTAAAACCAACAGTATTTGATTCTAATCCTTTTGATTGGAATTGGTATGAAAAAGACTTTTTTCACAGTCCAGATGGTACAGAAGAGTTTCCCGATCATCATTGTAAACAAACTTGGATGGTAAGTTTACCATTTATTATGTCAAAAAAAAATGCCATTGACGTTGGGTGTAGAGACGGAGAATACGCTAGATATATTCACAAAGATTTTGAACATGTTTATTGTTTTGATTACAGACAAAGAAAACGCTTTCATATGAATGTTGATCTTAAAAAAATTACTCATTTTAAATGTGCTCTTGGTGACGAACACAAAATTATAAAAGTAAGTGGAGCAGGCAGTATTACAGCACAAAAAATTCCTTTAGATCGCTGGTACAATGAACAGTTGTACACAATAGATGAATTTAATTTTGAAAATATTGATTATATTAAAATTGATGTTGATGGATATGAACTACCTGTATTAAAAGGCGCAATAAAAACCATAGAAAAATATAAACCCGTCTTAGTTTTAGAACAAGAATTTGGTGAAACAGCAGCATTAAAGTTTTGTATTGAAAAGTTTCAATATAAAATAGGAGCGTGGGATCCTTTGCATCGTAATGTTGTGCTTGTGGCTCATTAAATAAATTAAAATATGGAAAATCTAATTTCAAAAGAATACGTTGAAAAACTAAAACAGCTACATCAATCCAATCCTAGTTTTGGTAGTAAAAATAATATACCTGCTCTTTTAAAAAAATGTTTAGAATCACACGAAACAAAAACGGTCTTAGATTATGGATGTGGTAAAGGAAACGTAATGAATGAAATTAAAAATATTTTTTCTAATTTACAGATTCAAGGATACGATCCAGCAGTAGATGAATACAATGTTCTACCAGATAAAACTTTTAATTTAGTGTTTAGCACAGACGTATTAGAACATGTAGAACCACAACAAATTGATTCTACTATATGCAGTCTTGCAAAACTCTCCGATAAAACTATGTATCATCTGATAGCATGCTATCCAGCAAAAAAGTTTTTACCAGATGGTAGAAACGCTCACTTGATTATAGAAAAACCTGAATATTGGCGCAACAAGTTTAAAACAATATTGGATTGGAAATTAGTGGATGAGAAAATAAATGATTACTCTTTTCAGAGCAAAAAAGGTCCTATCATAAACGTATTAACCTATGAAGTAATTTTACAAAAATAATTTTAAGACCAATATTTGGTATTTTTTCTTTTAACAATCAAATCTCTTTGTGAACTTTTGCCTACTGTTTTGCGATTGCCTTTAAGGTGATCCAAATATTCTCCCCATTCTGTATTGATTAATGGATGTCCTTCATCTTTAATAATACCTTGAGCCCAATCATTCCAACTCCATCCAGGATACTTATTTTTAACTTCCTTTCTTACTTCATCAAATACCCAGCAATCATTCCATTCTTTCATTGTGAAAATTCTAGCTGTATCATATGCGTTTTGAAATTCTTTTAAAAAAATATTTGTGATAGAATTTTTTAAATTCATAGCATATAATCCGCACTCAGTGAATTTATTTGGTCTGCCTAAAAAACACAAGTCACCACTATTGATCATACTATCTATAAAATCATGCTGTATAGGACTGTGACAAAAAGTGTCAGCATCCATCCAAAATAGCACATCAGCATCACAGTTAACACCTGTGTGACAAACAGCATAAACTTTATGACTGAATCTAATAGCGTCCCAACGAAATCCAATGCCAGGCTGTTTGCCTCTGCGATCCGCAGGTCCTGTGGCCAATTTACCCACAGCTTTTGGATCATTTTTCCAACGCTCTTTGAATGCTGCCAATGCTGGAATGGTTGCATGTAGATCTCTTACCACAACATTTGCAGCTGATTCTTTCACTGTGCAATCTTCTGCATACACATACAGTGTGATATCTATGGGCCAGTTTTGAATGAATGATTGTATCATTCTACTGCCATACTTGTCATATCCAGATTGATTGAATGTGGTAACCACTGCTTTTTTTTGCATTATTTTTGTAATCGTTTGATATCAGCTGCCACCATCATGCTGACCAAGGTTTTAAAATCTGTTTTGCGTTGCCAGCCCAATATTTTTTCTGCTTTGGTGGCATCACCACACAGTCTATGTAGTTCTGCAGGTCTTTTGAATTTGGGATCACTTTCCACATATTGTTGCCAGTCTGTGATGCCCACACTG